TTAGATCCGTGTCTTTAGTGTATAGAGCATTTCGAGCGCGCGACGCGGTGTCATGTCGTCCAGATCAAGTTTGGCCAGATCATCCAGCACCGGATGCGGCAGGCTGGCGAACATGTCGCTCTGCTGCGGCGCGGCCGGTTTGCCTTTGGCGGTCTTGGGAACCTCATGAGGCAGGGCGGTCGCTTCCAGCCGGCCCAGGTGTTCGCGAGCGCGCACGATCACTTCGCTCGGCACACCGGCCAATTGCGCAACCGCAAGGCCGTAGCTCTGGCTGGCAGGCCCTGGCAGCACGTGGTGCAGGAACACGATGCGTTCGTTGTGCTCGGTGGCATTAAGGTGAACGTTGGCCACCAGTGGTTGTGCCTCCGGTAGCACCGTCAGCTCGAAGTAGTGGGTGGCGAACAGCGTATAAGCCCGCAGATGCGCCAGGCGTTCGGCCGCAGCCCACGCAAGGGACAAACCGTCAAAGGTGCTGGTGCCGCGACCGACTTCGTCCATCAGCACCAGGCTGCGCTCGGTGGCGTTGTGCAGAATGTTCGCGGTTTCGCTCATTTCGACCATGAAGGTCGAGCGCCCGCCGGCCAGGTCATCGCTGGAACCGATCCGGGTAAAGATCCGGTCCACCAGAGACAACTCGCAACTCGCTGCCGGTACGAAGCTGCCGATGTGTGCCAGCAGCACGATCAGAGCGGTCTGGCGCATGTAGGTGGATTTACCGCCCATGTTCGGACCGGTGATCACCAGCATGCGGGTGTTGTCGTCGAGGCTCAGGTCGTTGGCCACGAAAGGTGTGGTCAGCACTTGCTCGACCACCGGGTGACGACCCTGGCTGATGCGCATGCACGGCTCACTGACGAAGCGCGGGCAATTCAGATCGAGGTTCAGCGCACGTTCGGCAAGGTTGCTCAGCACGTCCAGCTCGGCCAGTGCCGCGGCGGTGTCTTGCAACGGTGGCAACTGGGCGATCAAATCTTCGAGCAGCGCTTCGTAGAGCATCTTCTCGCGCGCCAGGGCGCGGCTCTTCGCTGACAGCGCCTTGTCTTCGAACGCCTTCAGTTCCGGCGTAATGAAGCGCTCGGCACCTTTCAGCGTCTGGCGACGGATATAGTCTGCCGGCGCCGACTCAGCCTGTTTGCTTGGCAACTCAATGAAGTAGCCATGAATGCGGTTGTAACCGACTTTCAAATGCGACAAGCCAGTGCGGGCCTTCTCGCGGGCTTCAAGGTCGATCAGGAACTGCCCGGCGTTTTCGCTGAGCGATTGCAGATCGTCCAGCTCGGCGTCATAACCGGTTTTCAACACGCCGCCGTCACGAATGACGGCCGGTGGGTTGTCGATGATGGCTTTTTCCAGCAGGGCCGCCAGTTCCGGGTAGGTGCCGGTGGTCTTCGCCAGTTGAATGATGTGCGGAGCTTCCAGCTCAGTCATCGCAACCTGCAACTCAGGCAGTGCACCGAGCGCATCGCGCAGGCGAGCCAGGTCACGAGGGCGGGCATTGCGCAGGCCGATCCGCGCCAGGATCCGCTCGATGTCGCCGATTTCCTTGAGCTGCGGTTGCAGTTTCTCGAAGCGGTAACCGTCGAGCAGGCAGGTAATCGAGGTCTGGCGCGCCAGCAATACGGTCAGATCCCGCAGCGGACGGTTCAGCCAGCGGGTCAGCAGACGGCTGCCCATGGCGGTCTGGCAGCGGTCGACCACCGATTGCAACGTGTTGTCGCGACCGCCAGCGAGGTTGGTGTCCAGTTCCAGGTTGCGACGGCTCGCGCCGTCCAGCACCACGGTGTCGTCCAGGCGTTCATGGCGCAGGCTGCGTAAATGGGGCAGAGCGGTGCGCTGGGTTTCCTTGGCATAGCTGAGCAGGCAGCCCGCGGCGCCGATGGCCAAGGTCAGGTTCTCGCAGCCGAAACCTTTCAGGTCTTGGGTGGAAAACTGCTGGCAAAGACTTTTCAGCGCCGAATCACGCTCGAAATCCCACGGCGCACGGCGACGAACCCCACGACGTTTCTCCGCCGGCAGATCCTTCGGCCAGTCGTCCGGGATCATCAGCTCTACCGGATTGACCCGCTCCAGTTCTGCCAGCAGGTTTTCCCAGCCCTTGATCTCCAGCACGGTGAAGTTGCCGCTGGTGATATCCAGCACCGCCAGGCCGAACAGACGCTCGTCACCCAGCACCGCCGCGATCAGGTTGTCCCGACGCTCATCCAGCAGCGCTTCGTCGCTGACCGTACCCGGCGTGATGATCCGCACCACCTGACGATCCACCGGGCCCTTGCTGGTCGCCGGGTCGCCGACCTGCTCACAGATCACCACCGACTCGCCGAGCTTGACCAGTTTCGCCAGGTAACCTTCCGCGGCGTGGTAAGGAATCCCACACATCGGAATCGCCTGACCCGCCGACTGCCCACGGGCGGTCAGGGTGATGTCCAGCAATTTGGCGGCCTTCTTCGCGTCTTCATAGAAGATTTCGTAGAAGTCGCCCATGCGGTAGAACATCAGCTGGTCTGGGTGCTGGTTTTTCAGGCGCCAGTACTGCTGCATCATTGGCGTGTGGGAGGACAGATCGGAGAGCGCTTTATTCATCGGATAATCAGGCAAATTCGTTGAAAGGTGTAGGGCAAAGGAGGGGCATCGGCCCGGCTTTTCCGCGATGGGCGCAAGGTTAACATGGGCGGTCCACCCGACGCAGGCATGAAAGCCCTGCGATGCATTTCTTCTGTCTATGCACGACTTATGCGCTGTTTATGCAATTTGGCATTTGTCTTCCGCGAAAAGAACAAGCACTATGCGCTTTATGCAAAAACGCAATGTTTCTACCGTCTTAAGAGCGCTGCTCGATCAGCACGGGATCTCCCCCACGGAGCTTCACCGTCGCACCGGCGTGCCTCAATCCACTCTCTCGCGGATCCTTAGCGGGAAGATCGTCGATCCCTCGGATAAACACATCTCGAAGATCGCCGAGTACTTCGCCGTGAGCACCGACCAGTTGCGGGGCCGTGCGGATGTCGCGCCGGCAGCCAGCACCGGGCGCGATCAATTGCATTCGGAACTCAAGGACATAAGTCTGTGGGACGACGATACGCCCGTCGATGATGACGAGGTATCAGTCCCCTTTCTTCGCGAGGTTGAATTGGCTGCTGGATCAGGAAGGTTCGTCATCGAAGAGAGCGAGCGCTCTAGCCTGCGCTTCGGCAAGCGGAGTCTGCGCCACAACGGCGTTCAGTTCGACCAGGCCAAATGCGTGACGGTGCGCGGCAACAGTATGTTGCCGGTACTGCGCGACGGCGCCACCGTCGGCGTTAATGCCGGCAAGTGCGGAATCGGCGATATCGTCGATGGCGACCTTTATGCCATTAATCACAACGGCCAGCTGCGGGTGAAACAGCTTTATCGCCTGCCTACCGGGATACGCCTGCGCAGCTTCAATCGCGATGAACATCCAGACGAGGACTACACCTTCCAGGAAATCCAGGAAGAGCAGATTGTCATCCTCGGTCACGTCTTCTGGTGGGGCATGTACGCCCGTTAACCTCACCGCTGTCAGATGAAACCCGCCACTGAGCGGGTTTTTTTTCGCCTGCCAAAAACCTCCAACGCCTTTGCCTGCGGGTCTTTCATGCATCTATGCATTTAAGATGCATAAATAAATGCATTTACGCATTGACTGTATATGCATCCATGCATATTCTTTGTCTCAAGCAGCTCAAAAGCAGCTCGAAACGAAGCTCTTTAGTTCCACCACAAAGGCAGCGATGAACCGGCCTCAACGGTTCAGAGGGTTGGCAACTGACCCGGGTGTGCAGCGTAAAGCACCACAAGCAGTTATCCGGCGGGCAGGGACCGCGGTCGGAAAAACAATTTGAATCGATCCGTACCGCGCCAGTAGCGCCGAAAGATCAACGCGAAGGACCGCATTACTGAAAAGCCCGGCAAGCGCCGGGCTTTTTGGAATGCCTACCTACCGTCAGGCAACTCAAGAGACACCGTTTGAAAGACACACATCACTCATCAATCACCCCCCGGAGGCGTGACATGACAAACGAGCAACAAGCGTTGCTGGACATGCCGATCTGGCTCGTCATCGTCCTCGCCCTGGTGGGCGGGGTGTCCGGCGAAATGTGGCGCGCTGACAAGGAGGGCGCCCGAGGCTGGTCTTTGCTGCGGCGCCTGGCCTTGCGATCCGGGGCCTGCATGGTCTGCGGGGTCTCGGCCATCATGCTGCTGTATGCCGCCGGCGTGTCGATCTGGACGGCTTGCGCGTTCGGTTGCCTGACGGCGATGGCCGGGGCAGACGTTGCTATTGGCCTTTATGAACGCTGGGCGGCCAAGCGGATTGGCGTTTGTGAATTGCCACCGCGAGATACCCGCCAGGACCACTGAACACAAAGCCCAATGGAATGGCGAGCAGCGGTGCCGACCGGCATCCGACCCGCAAGGACGCGGGTTTCCCAAGGCCAGTACCTTTCACTCAAGCCCGCCAACAAGCGGGTTTTTTATTGCCCGGTGAAAACACCATGAAGATCACCCCCCTGATTGCTCAACTGCGCGATCACTGCCCAACCCTCGCCGGTCGCGTGGCTGCCGGCATCGATCTCGAAACACTGCAAGCCAGTGCCCCGCTTTCAACTCCTTGCGCCTACGTGGTGCCGATTAGCGATCTGGCGGGCGCAAACGCGGCGCAAAACGCTACCTGTCAGACCATTCGCGACCGCTTCGAAGTGACCCTGGTGCTTGACACCACCGACGCTACAAAAGCGCTGGATCTGTTGCACGACCTGCGGGCCGAACTGTGGCGGGCGCTGGTGGGTTTCAAGCCCGGTAGCGACTACAGCGCCATCGCCTACGACGGCGGCGAACAGGTTTCCATCAACAGCAACCGCGTGCTGTATCGCTTGCGCTTTTTTGCCGAGTTCCAGCTCGGCCGCAATCTGCCTGGTCAGCCTGCGGAGAGCTGGCACGAACGTGAACTGGACGGCTTGTCGTCCTTTACCGGGGTCACCGTGCAGGTCGATGCGATCGATCCGGCGGACCCCAATCTGAAACGCCCAGGCCCCGACGGACGCCTGGAACTGACTTTCTCTGGAGACGTAACCCCATGAGCAAACGCATCACCGTGCTGCCGGCCCCAGGCCGCGCCGTGCCCGACCCGGAAGCGGGCGATCTGTTGCCCCTCGAGGGCCGTGAAGTGCCGGACAACGCCTGGTGGCGTCGGCGTCTGGCCGATGGCGATATCACTACCAAAGCCGTGAAAGCGGCGAAAGCACAGGGAGCCAAATAATGGCGATCGGATTCAGCAATATCCCCGCGGACATTCGTGTTCCGCTGTTCTACGCAGAAATGGACAATTCGGCCGCCAATAGCGCGTCGTCGGCGATGCGCCGTTTGATCGTCGCTCAGGTCAACGACAACATTGCGCCGGCCGAGGTTGGCAAACTGGTGTTGGTGTCCAGCGTGGCGCTGGCCAAAAGCCTTGGCGGCCAGGGCTCGATGCTCGCCTCGATGTATGAAACCTGGCGCAAAACTGACCCGATCGGCGAGATCTGGTGCCTGCCGCTGCACAACACTGTAGGCAGCATCGCCAAGGGCGTGTTGACCCTGACCGGTGCCGCGACTCAAAGTGGCGTGCTCAACCTGTACGTCGGCGGCGTTCGTGTTCAAGCGGCCATCGTCAACGGCGCCACGGCAGCTCATGCGGCTACCGCACTGGCGCTGAAAATCAACGCCTCGGCAGATCTGCCGGTCAGCGCTGCAGCCGTAGAAGGCATCGTGACCCTGAGCGCCAAATGGACTGGCGACAGCGGTAATGACATCAGCCTGCAATTCAATCGCCTGGGCAAGAGCAACGGCGAAGAGACGCCGGCCGGCCTGACTACGGCCATCACCGCCATGACCGGCGGTGCCGGTGTGCCGGATCAGGTCGCTGCGGTAGCGGCGCTGGGCGATGAACCGTTCGAGTTCATCTGCATGCCATTCTCGGATCTGAGCACCCTCAACACCTGGCAAGCCGTCATGGATGACAGCACCGGTCGTTGGTCGTGGGCCAAGCAATTGTTCGGTCATGTCTACAGCGCCAAGCGCGGCACTATTGGTACTTTGGTCGCTGCCGGCCAGGCGCGTAATGACCAGCACATGACCCTTCAGGCGCTGGAACCAGGCGTACCGCAACCCTTCTGGGTTCAGGCCGCCGCACTCGCTGCGCGCACGTCGGTGTTCATCTCCGCCGACGCCAGCCGTCCGACCCAAAGCGGTAGCCTGCCAGGTCTCGACCCGGCACCCGCCAGTGAGCGTTTCACCCTGACCGAGCGTCAGTCGCTGCTCAACTACGGGATCGCCACCGCGTACTACGAAGGCGGCTACGTGCGCATTCAGCGTTCGATTACCACCTATCAGAAGAACGCCTACGGCCAGGCAGACAATTCCTACCTGGACAGCGAAACCATGCACCAGTCGGCCTTCATCGTGCGTCGTCTGCAAAGCGTGATCACGAGCAAATACGGTCGCCACAAACTGGCCTCTGACGGCACCCGTTTCGGCGCCGGCCAGCCGATCGTGACCCCGAGCACGATTCGCGGCGAGCTGATCGCTCAGTACGCCAAGCTCGAGCTGGAAGGCCACGTCGAAAACGCCGAGTTGTTTGCCGAGCACTTGATCGTCGAGCGCGACGTGCAGGACCCAAGCCGGGTCAACGTGCTGTTCCCGCCGGATTACATCAACGGCCTGCGCGTGTTCGCGCTGCTCAACCAATTCCGTCTGCAGTACGACGACGCAGCCTGATCGCTGCCTTTGACTGTGTGATTTCAGCCCACCTCGCGTGGGCTTTTTATTTGAAGGGAGTAACACCATGGGTCAACTGATTGCGGGCACCTGCTACGTCAAAGTGGACGGCGCTCAACTGACTATCAATGGCGGCTGCGAAGCGCCGTTGATGGCTGTGAAACGGGAAACCGTCGTACCGGGTTTCTACAAGGAAACCGACATTTCCCCGTCGTTCAAAGTGACGGCGCTGCACACCGCGGACTTCCCGCTCAAGCAACTGATCGCGGGCGCCGACATGACCGTCACCTGCGAATTCAGCAACGGCAAAGTCTACGTACTGGCTGGCGCTTACTTGGTTGAAGAACCTGTCTCCAAAGGTGATGACGCCACCATCGAACTGAAATTCGAAGGCATCAAGGGGACCTGGCAATGACTGGCGCCGTAAAGCTTCAGGTTGCGATCGAAGCTCACGGCGAGCCCTTGACCGAACTCAACCTGCGCCGCCCAACGGTGCAGGAAGTTCGAGCGATCAAGGCGCTGCCGTACAAGATCGACAAGAGCGAAGAAGTCAGCCTCGACATGGACGTCGCGGCCAAATACATCGCGGTGTGCGCCGGCATCCCGCCGTCGTCGGTCAACCAGTTGGACCTGGCTGACCTCAACGCGCTGAGCTGGGCTGTCGCGAGTTTTTTCATGAGTGCGGCGTCGGAGCCATCACCGACCTGATTTCAGTCGCCTATGACCTGGCCTGGTTCTGGAAGGTTGACCCCGAACAGATGATGGCCAGGCCACTGGATGTGCTCCGCGAATCACTGGAGCACGCGCAACGGATCAATGCGATGCAGCAGGTGCAGTGATGGCAGACATGAAAAAGGAAGATGAAAAATCGGTCCGGCCGGCGGGGGTCGATGAAGTGACCCCCAAGCTCACCGGCCTTCGAGCGAGGATCGAGGGCTTCAGAACACATCTTGAACAGACGGGGCTGGGCAAGCTGGACATCAGCGGTCTGTTCAAGGGTGGCAGCGTGATCACACCCTTCGTAGACGGGATCAAGGCGTCCGCTGCGTTCAAGGGCCAATTGACTGAGGTCAATGAAGCCGCCAAAGGTGTCGATGTGCCGAACGTGCCGACCAGCGCCGGGCAAACCCTGAATGTGTTCAGTCGGTCGATGGAGCAGGTATCGGCTGCCGCAAACACCGCGTTACAACCCGCCGTCGCGACCGTCACGGCAGGGCTTCAGCCACTGCTCATTGGCTTTGGCAATCTGCTCAATGACAACCCGAAGCTGGTCGAGGGACTTGCGGCCGGTGCCATTGCGTTTTCGGCGATGCAAACGGCCGTGACCGGCGCGACCCAAGTGTTCGATCTGATGGACATGGTGCTCAAGACCCATCCCATCGTGTTGATTGCCACGGGCATCGCCCTGGCAGCCCGTTTGATTGTGCTCAACTGGAAACCCATTTCGGCGTTCTTCGCCGGGCTCTGGCAAAAGATTTCTCCGGTCGTGATGCCCATGGTCGAGTTCTTCAAGACGATGTTTGCGTTCACACCGCTTGGGCAAATCATCAGCCATTGGGGACCGATCACCGCCGTGTTCGCGGCGATCTGGGACGTCATCAAAGCGGCGGCGAGGCCGGTAATGGGTTTTTTCCAGACGCTTTTTTCCTGGTCGCCACTGGGTTTGATCATTAGCAACTGGACACCATTGACGGGGCTGTTCTCGGCCATCTGGGACTTGCTCAGGGCGCTGTCGGTACCGGTCATGGACTTTCTGCATGGCCTGTTCGACTGGTCGCCGCAGGAGATGATCATCGCCGGCTGGGGCGCGGTCACCGAATTGTTTTCCGGGATTTGGGACAGCATCAAGGCCCCGGCGCTGGTGATGTACGACACGCTGCGCAGCCTGTTTGACTGGTTTCCGCTGGAAGAGATCAAAAAGCGTTGGGAGCCGATCACGCAATGGTTCAGCCAATGGTGGGACAAGCTGAAAGGCGTCGTCGCGCCGATCAAGGAATTCTTTGCCGGTGGTTTCGGCAGCCTTGTCACCCGCGTGACCGGCAAGGTCGAAGGCCTGACCGAGGCTCAAGAGAAAACCAATACCGAAGGCAACGGTAAGTTTGCGCCAGCGTTTTTTGGCGCCGACCCAGAGCAACCACAAAGCCGTTCAGTGCTGCCCGGTAATCTGCCGCACAAACCCTCGATGCAGCCTGGCTCCCTGACACAAAACTCCAGCGCGCTGATTCAGCAAAGCGCCGCCAACAGCCGCACACAACTCGAAGGCGGCCTGACCGTGTACTTCGAAAATGCGCCGGCCGGCATGCGCACCGATCAGCCGCAAACCAATCAACCGGCGCTGGCGCTCAATTCGCGCATCGGCTACCGCACACTGTCCCTTGGAGGTTCCAATGAGCTGGCGTGATCGTTTGATGCCGGCGTCGTTTCGCGGCGTCCAGTTCTGGGTCGATCAGGCGAAAAACCCGGTCGGCCAAAAGGGCCAGTTGCACGAGTACCCACAGCGCGATCTGCCGTATTTCGAGGGCCTTGGCCAGCAGGCGAAGATTCACGATTTGACCGCATTTGTCGTTGGTCCCGATTGCCTGGAGCAGCGCGACAAACTGCTCAAGGCGCTGGAACAGGGCAGTGGTGAGCTGGTTCACCCGTGGCTGGGACGTCTGCAGGTCAAGGTCGGCGAATGCGACATGACTCACACCCGCCAGGACGGCGGGCTGGTGACCTTTACCCTGAAGTTTTACCCCGATCAACCGGTGCCGTTTCCCACGGCGGCGGTCAGCACACAGAAGCTATTGCTGGTATCGGCCGACAGCTTGTTGGGCTCTGCGGTGAAACGCTTCGAAGACGCGATGACCTTGATCAAAGCTGCGCGGATTGGCATTGCCAACCTGCGCAACAGCATCAAGGAAGCTTACGAGGTGATTCAGCAGCACCTCCAGCCGTTGATCGATGAGTACCAGCAGATCAGCGATCTGGTCAAAGCCGTCAAGGAACTGCCCAAGGACGTGGCAGCTGAATTCAAGGGATTGATCGGCGACATCAACGAACTGAAGGACTTCGCCCGTGAAGGTTATCGTGGCGTGATTGCCAACGTCTCCCAACAGGTCGAAGCCATCAAGAAGGTCGATGCGCTGAAGCTCACCACCGGCAAGGACACCACCGCTGCGGCCCAGGCGCTGACCAATCTGGTGCAGGACACTTTGATTGTGCAAGTGGCCCAATGGGTTGCGTCGATGCCGGTGGCTTCGCAGGCGGTCAAGCGGGTCACCAACCTGCCGGTCGGGCATCAGGCTGTGCGACCGACCACGCACCGGGACGTTCCGGTGGTCGACGATTTAGAGGCCTTGCGTTTGGCACTTGAAGAAGTGTTAAAGCTGCCCGAGGCCAAGGCTGATCCTGCGCACTATCTGGCGATGAGCAATCTGCGCCAGGCTCTGCGGGCGCATTTGAAAGCGGTCGCGTCGTCCGGTGTTCGACTGGTCAGCAAGTCTTTCAAGCAAAGCCTTCCGGGGCTGGTCGTGATCTATCAGCAAAGTGGAGACGCCACGCGAATCGCTGAAGTACTACAGGGCAACCGCATTATTCATCCGGGTTTTCTCCCGCTGGACGACGTCAAACTCCTGGGGGAATAGACCATGAACGAACTCGACAACAGTGTGTTGCTGACCGTTGACGGTCTGGAGTACGGCGGCTGGAAAAGCGTTGAAATCACCGCGGATCTGGAGCGGCAATTCCGCACCTTCAAACTCGACATCACCTGGCAATGGCCGGGGCAGACGGTCGACCGACCGATCCGACCGGGTGCGCCGTGCCAAGTGCGAATCGGCTGCGATCTGGTGCTCAGCGGGTATGTGTTCAAGGCGCCGATCAGCTATGACGGGCGGCAGATCAGCCTGAGCATCGAAGGCAGTTCGAAGACTCAGGATCTGGTGGACTGCGCGGCGATCAACACGCCTAACCAATGGCATCAGCAATCGTTACTCAGCATCGTCGAAGCGCTGACCTCGCCTTATGCCGGGAAAGTGGTCAGTGAAATCCCCGAAACCGCGCGACTCGGCAGCCACACCATCGTGCCGGGGGAAACGGTCTTTCAGTCGATCGACCGCTTGCTCACACTGTTTCGGGTGTTTTCCACCGATGACGCGGAAGGTCGGGTGGTACTGGCCCGACCGGGCAGCGGTGGGCGAGCCAGTGATGTGCTTGAGCTGGGCAAGAATATTCTGTCGGCCAATGCGCCGATGGACTTCAGCCAGGTGTTCTCCGAGTACCGGGTGATCGGTCAGCACAAGGGCGGCGAGGAGAAGAGCGGTGCGGCCGTGAGCGAAGTGTCCGGGGTTTCCACCGACCCGATTATCGGGCGCAAGCGGATCACCGTGATCAACGAAAGCGCGCAATTGACCCCGGAACTGGCACAGCAACGTGCCGACTGGGAAAGCGGTATTCGCGTCGGCAAGACTGGCACCACGACCTATCGGGTACAAGGTTGGCGGCAGTCCAATGGTGATTTGTGGAAGCACAACACCTTGGTGCGGGTGATCGACAAGGTGCTGGGTTTCAACCACGACATGCTGATCTCCAAGGTGACTTACTCGCTGTCCGAACAGGGCTCGGTCACCACGTTGCAAGTGGCGCCGCCTTACACCTTCGATGCGAACCCGGTGCCTCCCAAGAAAACCTGAACCTGACGCCGAACCTGTGGGAGCAAGCTCGCTCCCACATTAGTCCGCGTTCATTCTGATCCCGGAAGGAAACCCAATGAGCCTACTGACACGCCTCCTGGCGCGCGGCACTGTCGTGCTCGCCAACTCGGCTACCAAGCTTCAATCGCTGCAAATGCGCCTCACCGCCGGCGAAGTGAATGACGACATGGAGCACTTCGAACCCTACGGTTTCACCAGCAATCCGCTGGCCGGCGCTGAAGGCATCGCCACGTTTCTGGGCGGTGATCGTTCCCACGCCGTCGTGCTGGTAGTCGCCGACCGCCGCTATCGCCTCAAGGCACTGGCCCAGGGCGAAGTGGCGATCTACACCGACGAAGGCGACAAGATCCACTTCAAGCGTGGACGGATCATCGACATCGAAACCGCCACCCTGAACATCCGCGCCAGCACCGCCGTAAACATCGACTCACCGACCCTGACCCAGACCGGCAAGATCGTCTCGCAAGGTGATCAGATTGCCAGTGGCATCAGCCAGATCAAACACGTGCATGTCGGCGTGCAGGCGGGTACCGGCCAGACCGGCGTGCCGGCGGGAGGCCAGTGATGTTCATCAGCCAAAACCTCCACGCCGCACTGACCCGTTCAGTGCTGATCAGTCTGTTCACCTGGCGCCGCGCCGCCGATGACGATGCCCTCGATGACGAAGAACGTTTCGGCTGGTGGGGCGACACTTTTCCTACGGTGGCCGACGACCGTATCGGCTCACGCCTGTGGTTGCTGCGCCGGGTCAAGCTGACCCGACAGACCCAGTTGGATGCCGAGTTTTATGCCCGCGAAGCCTTGCAATGGCTGATCGACGACGGCCATTGCAGCGCCATCGACATCATCAGCGAACGCCTCGACGCCCAGCGCCTGAACCTGCGCACGGTCCTGACCCTGGCCGACGGCGAGCGCCTGGACATCAACCCTGATAACAGTTGGCAGGTGATCTATGCCGTTTGAAACCCCTTCGCTGCCGGTGCTCATCACGCGCACCCAAAGCGACCTGGCCAGCGATTCGCTGCGCCAGTCCGATGCGCAAGTGCTGGCCCGCACCCTCGGTGGCGCCGCCTATGGCCTGTATGGCTATCTGAACTGGATCGCTGAGCAGATCCTTCCAGACAAGGCCGATGAATCGACCCTGGAACGAATCGCCGCACTGCGTCTTAACCAGCCGCGCAAAGCAGCACAATCGGCCAGTGGCGGCGTCAGCTTTACCGCCAGCGCTGGTGCTGTGCTGGACGTCGATACGCTGCTGCAATCGAACGACGGTCGCATTTACAAAGTCACGTCCGCCCGCACCACCAGCAATGGCTTGAACAGCACCACCATCGCCGCCCTCGACGCCGGCAGCCTCGGGAACGCCGACACCGGCATGACGCTGATTCCGGTGCAGCCGATTCTGGGCATTATCGGCAACAGCTTCACGGTGCTGGCGCCGGGGTTGACCGGCGGAATCGCTCGGGAAAGTCTGGAGTCCCTGCGGTCCCGGGTGATTCGTTCTTACCGGATCATTCCTCACGGCGGTTCGGCGCAAGACTACGAAACCTGGGCGCTCGAATGTCCGGGGGTGACCCGTGCCTGGTGTCGCGGCAATTACCTGGGGTCAGGGACTGTCGCATTGTTCGTGATGCGTGACGACGATCCGCAACCGATCCCGGACGCAGCTCAACTGGCGGAAGTTCAAGCCTACATAGAACCACTGCGCCCGGTTACCGCCGAGTTGCACGTACTGCCTCCGGTGCTGTTGCCGGTCACCTACAGCCTGCGTCTGACTCCGGACACCACCGCTGTGCGCGGGGCTGTCGAGGCGCAGTTGCGTGACTTGCACAACCGCGAGGCGGGGCTGGGGGAAACCTTGTTGGTAAGCCACATTCGCGAAGCAATCAGCAGCACCACCGGGGAAAGTGATCACAAACTCATGTCGCCAACCGCTGATGTCGAGGCTGCAGCTAACCAGTTGCTGACTTTCGGAGGTTGCGCATGGCAGTGATCAGAACCGCCGCGCAATACCAGGCCCAACTGCGCAACCTGCTGCCCAGCGGTCCGGCGTGGGACCCCGAGCGGGTCCCGGAACTCGAAGATGTCCTTGAAGGCGTCGCCCAGGAACTGGCCCGCCTCGACGCTCGTGCCGCTGACCTGCTCAATGAAATGGATCCCGCCGGCGTAAGTGAACTGGTGCCCGACTGGGAACGGGTGATGAACCTGCCGGACCCGTGCCTGGGCGCCACCCCTCTGTTCGACGATCGCCGTCTTGCCGTACGCCGACGACTGCTCGCGGTCGGCAGCCAGACCATCAGCTATTTCATCGAGATTGCCCGCACCCAAGGCTACCCGAACGCCACCATCACCCAACTCAGGGCGCCGCGTATGGGGCGCTCGCGTTTCGGTGCGGCGCACTTCGGTACCAGGCAGGCGCAGTTCATGTGGACCCTCAACACCGGCGGCCGCCTGCTGCTTGGGCGGCGTTTCGGCGCCAGCTACTGGGGCGAGCGCTTTGGCATGAACCCGGGCAATGCCTTGGAGTGTTTGATACACCGCAGTGCACCAGCGCATACGCTGGTTTACATCAATTATGACTAGAGGATAGAAAAGTGGATTATCCAAAGAGTTTGCCCGGCGTTGGGCTAGTGAATGGACAGTTTGTGGATGAGAACCCGGTCACCGGGACGCCGGGATCTTTGATTCCGTCGACATGGGGCAACGCAGTCACGAGCGAGATGTTGAATGTGATTGCAGCGGCGGGAATGGCCCCCAGTGAGGTTGACCTGACGCAGTTGCTGAAAGCCATCGGTACCCTTGGCCAATCTGCTGCAAGCAGCTTTGCCATCGACACCGGCACGGCCAATACCTACGTCTGCAACTTCACGCCGGCGATCACCGCCCGCGTCGAAGGCCAGACCCTGCGCTTCAAGGTCAAGACGGCGAACACTGGCGCCTGCACGATCAACGACGGCCTGGGGGGCGTCGCTATGGTTGGGGGGGCCCATTCAGCCCTTCGAGGTGGTGAACTGGTCGCCAACGGTGACGCATGGGTGCAGTGGAACAGCTCTATCGGCGGCGGCGCTTACATCCTGCTGTTCTGCACTGGCGCGGCTGAGCAAATCGCTCCAGCAACGCAAAGCCAGCACGCGGCCCAACTGGGCCAGATAACCGGTAGTGTCACCAGCATCAGTGCGGATACCACGTTGACCGCCGCGCAGAAGGGGTTGGTCATTATTGACGCGACGGCGTCTAACCGGACGATCACGCTGCCTACCGCCAACACGGCACTTGGCGTGACTGACTTCATTGTTCGTCGCTTGGATAACACCACCAATACCCTTGTTGTCACGGCGTCAGGGACCGACAAAATCAAATTTCACACCCATCTGAATGCGGCTGGATATTCATTCCTGGTCCTGATGGGGGCGTGCGATTACTGGCATTTGCGCAGTGATGGTGCGGGCAGTTGGTGGCCGGTAAGTCGTTATGACGGTACCCCGCTGGGTCGGTCGGTGCTTGAAACCACGTCCTCGTTGAGTCCCGGTGGTTACGGCGCCATGAACGGCGCGCTGTTCACGCGGGCCGCTTTCCCCTGGTTGTGGGACCACGCGCAACAGTCAGGAATGCTGACCACGGAAGCCGCTCGCGCCGGCATGGAGGGTGGATGGACTTCTGGCGACGGCGCCACCACGTTCCGTTGTCCAGATGTCCGTGGTCGATTCCAGCGCTCCGCTGATGAGACTGCCGCAATTGACCCGAATCGTGCGGCGGGTAGCTCGCAGGCCAGCCAACTCGGATCTCACAACCACTCCCTGCCCGGTGGAGGTACGTTTGGCACGACAATGATGGGTGGTGGTACTAACAACTACGCGCAGTGGGTTGCCGGGGCCTCGGGGTTCGCCGGAGGTTCTGAGACTCGCCCTATAAACATTGCCTACCCGGGCCGAATTAAATTGATCTGAGGTGTTTTATGTCCATTTACGTGTTTGATGCACTGGGTGTCTTGGTTGGCCCGGTTTCTCTTCCCGAAGTTCCCGGCTTGGGCTGTCAGTTGCCGAGCAATGCCGTCGAGCTGGCCGACTTGTTGCCGACGCCTGATCCGGGCAATGTCTGGGTGCTCGTCAACGATGCGCCGGTTCAACTCGCCGATCATCGCGGGACGGTGTACAGCGTGACCACCGGCGCAGCGCAGGAATGGTCCGAGCTTGGCGAGCTCCCCAGCGAATATACGTTGCTCCCTTGTCCCGGTGCTTGCTACGTCTGGAGCGGTACTGCGTGGCTGCTTGATGCCGCTACGGTCGCTCAGGCTCAGTGCAATGCGCTACTGTCGGCGGCCAATCAAGTCACTGCCGGCATGGTTAACGCCTACATCGCCGGGTTGCTCGATGCAGCGGATACGGCGACCTTCAATGCCTACGCGGCCTACCAGTTAGCGCTGAACAAGATTGATCAGCAACCAGGTTACCCAACCAATATTGTGTGGCCGACCTCTCCATAGCCGAGAGCGTAATTGCGATGCCCGCCAAGTGCCGGATTATTTTTTCCCGGAGAAAAGTATGCCCATCACCCAGCAGCAGTTGCTGCAGATCCTCCCGAACGCCGGCCCAGTTGCCGGCGTTTTTGTTCCTGTCCTGAATACAGCCATGGTCCGGTTTCAGATCATCACGGCCAGGCGAATCGCGGCCTTCATCGCGCAGATAGGACATGAGTCCGGGCAACTCACCCGCGTCGTTGAGAACTTGAACTACGATGCGCCGGGTCTGATGGCGACGTGGCCAAGCCGGTTCCCGGCTGATTTGGCTGCTGCGCGCGCGCGTCAGCCGGAGAAGATCGCGAACATTGCCTATGCCTCGCGCATGGGTAATGGCAATGCCGCGAGCAGTGATGGGTGGACATATCGCGGTCGCGGCCTGATCCAGATCACCGGCCGAGCAAACTATCAGGAGTGCGGTGATGACCTCGGTATCGACCTTATCGGCAATCCAGATCTCCTGATACAACCGCTGTACGCCGCGCTGTCTGCGGCCTGGTTCTGGCGACTGAACGGTTTGAATGAACTGGCCGATCGTGACCAGTTCAACAGCATTACCCGCCGGATCAACGGTGGCTTGAATGGGCTGGAAGGTCGTTTGCAGCTCTGGGCACGGGCGAGGGCGGTGTTATGCCTGTCCTCGGCCTGATGCCGGTTTCTTATCGGGCCATTGGCGTCACTGTATTGTTGGCCATCGTGGTCGGCGGCGCAGCGACGCTGTCCTGGCGCATTCAGGATTGGCGTTACGGTCGGCAACTGGCGGAACAAGCCAGGTTACGGGGCGAGACGCTGAACCAACTGACCCTGGCGGCGGCGAATCAACAGCGTGCCGAACAGGATAAACGCCTGGCCCTGGAGCAACGGCTCCAGGCCAGCGATCGAACTTACTCGAAGGCGTTGAGCGATGCGCAACGTGATCAAGGTCGCCTGCGCGATCGTCTTGCCACTGCTGATCTGCGGCTGTCAGTCGTCCTCGACGCCAGTGATGTTGCCAATGACGGTGCAGTGCCAACCGCCCCCGGCACCAGCGGCGTGGTTCATGGAACCGTACGAGCCCGACTTGACCCGGCGCATGCTCAGCGAATTATCGCCATCACCGACGCCGGGGACCGCGGACTGATTGCCTTGCAGGCCTGTCAGGCTTATATCAGAGCCCTCGCTCGCTAA